CCGTAGAGACTGTATGTGTCCCATCAAAGTAAACAAAGCCTTTATGATAATCCGTAAATATAGTAAATCTTGAGGGACTGCTATTACTCATAATATAAGATGTTCCCCAATAAGCCGCTTTAAGTTCAGCAGTATCTGAACTACTAGATACACTTAGATAGCCTGTTCCAGATGTTTTAGTTCTACCACACACTGGTGGTCCTATATAAACATTATCTAAAATACCTATTTCATCACTCCAGAATATACTCTCAAATGTTCCATTAGCAGCGTGGGTTGGAAAATCAAACACAAAGTTTACTCTCACTTTATTATTTTTTATTTCCATGTTTGTTTCTGCTAAGTTAATAGTTCCTCTCTGCGAATCTCCTCCAGCGTAAGTAGTTCCTCTATGAGCATATCCTATAATATTTCCAAAAACCCTTTCACTACTTGCAGATTCTGGCTTTGTAGAATCCGTAAGATAAATATAGTTAAATAAATTGGTTGTATTGCTATGACTAGTGCTTCCTATTCCTAAAACATCTCCTGAAAAATACCTTAAAAATATATCTTTAAAAATAATATCTGGAATTACATTCTCTGTATATGCTTCTTTTATCTTCACATCAGTCTTAGCATCAAAGAGCTCTATAAGAATTTTTCCCTTTATTCCAGTATCTTTTTTAAGTTTCTTTTCTGTAAAAATTTCTCCTGTTAAGTAGTCTTTGTTATAACTAACAATTTCTCTAAGGGACATAGCTCCTACCCCCTTTCCATTAGTCTTAAATATTCGAATCTACTGAAGAAGTATAATTTATTTTAATTGATTTAAATTTACATTCGTCTGTGAGTTCACCTTTATAGAACCTAAATGCAAAATATAATCTATCTTCTACTTTAAATATTTCTTGATAATGTTCTTCTCTAATTACCATAAAATCTGTCTTCCTCATACCTTTAATAGAGAAATCCGTATCACTAGTAGTATCTACTAATTGCCACTGCATATTATTAATATCAAATGCATACCAACTTTCTTTATCCTTACTTAAGGCATATCGAATGTCACCTAAACCAGTTGTAATATCTTCAACAGCAATTAATCTAATGTTATCTTGAAGAGTTCTTCCTTCCTTTTCAGTTACTACCTTTGGAAGACTCGTTACTGTTTCAGTTAGTTTTAATTCATAGCTACTAGGATCATTTACTACTATTTCGTCATCTGTAAAATAATAAATTTTAGACTTAGTATCCACTAGTCCTTTTTTACTTACTACTAAGTCTTCCATTCCATGTTCTAAAAAAATCGCCTCGGATAAATCAGCAGGTGTAAGATAGCTCATCTCACCATTTTCCACATTTAAAATAGTTACTGGAATATATTTCTCTGTATCTATACTCCAAGTTTTAAGCACACCTTCATCTGCAATAAAATAACGATTTTCTGGTACATTAATTACTAAGTTGTCAATATAAGCTTTATCATCACCACTACTTGATGAGCCATCTTTATAATAGCGCCATCTAAAAGTATATTGGGACTTGGTTAATTCTTTAGAAAACTTATTCCAGCCCCTAGTTCCTGATTGTCTAAGTTCTCTAGTTTCACCAATATAAAATTCAAACCAGTCATAGCTATTTTCAGAACTAACGTACCAGTAAAATTCTATATAATCTGTAGTAATGGTTAGATAAGCATTAGTTTGCTGGCTGTGGCCTATCTTTTTACTAGCAAATGAATGAGTTCCTTCGTACGCCCTTTGGGTTGTTCTTTCCCAGTCTCCTGTAAAATTATACTCTAGTTCTTCATTTTCAAAAGTCTCTATCCTAAGCATTTTTATTCCCCACCACCATTCATAAAAGAGCCTAACCATTAGACTTCTACTAATTCCACTTTAAAATCAATTAAATCTCTATACTGATTTGAATCTGAAAACTCTACGGCAAACATTGCTCCTGAACCTAATTGAAAACCTACTTCTCCTACTGAAGTAGGTTTTCTTTCATCAATAGTAATGTACTCACTAACTTCCCAATTTCCACCGCCTATATTTCTAGATTCACTGATATACTTTACCCATTCATCTGTATTAAGATTTAAATAAAAATTCTCATCAGCTATTTGACTAATACCAACAATAACCATAGAAATCAAAACCTCTGCATTCATTTCAGTAGGTACTCTCCTTGTAGTTTCACTAAAGGTTATTTCCTGAATGTGTACTAATTCTTGATTTTGGATATGAGTTATATATCCTTCGGTTTTTATACCACTCTTATAATCTTTGATTTTGTTCGTATATAAAGCGTATAAAATTGCCTGCATTACTTCTGCTCTTGGTAGACTTGGGCTAAGTCCTCCTTCTAGGTGACGTCCTTCAATAAAAACTTGAAGGTTATTTTTTTCTATATGAAATGTTCCACTAGAAGTTTGCATCTCTATGACAAATGCATGTTGTCCTGCTGTTACTTGAGGAACCGGTATGGTTAAACTTATGACGTTATCTCCTCTAGCTAGGTTTTGGCTAGGCTGGAATTCATAGTACTCCCCATCTAAGGAAAATTTCATATAAAGGGTAAGATCCGTAGTAGCAGAACCGTTAATAGTTAAACTACAGGATAAGTTTGTATCTGCTAAAGCTGAAATACCTACAGCTATTGCTTGATAAAAAGACACCCCCGATATTGTCATGGCATCTGTATTCTTCTTTAAAATTACTGCATTTTGTGCGCCTTCAATTCTGCCTTCTAATTTTTGTACTACACTATTAAAATCTAGTTTATTAATAATTGTATTTAGTGGACTACCTAGTTCTACTTTTGTATTAATAGGATTTAAAAGATCTGCTACCTTTTTTATAACCCTTAGCTCAGAGTAGATACCTAATCTTTCATGCTCCACTTCTACAATGTCCCCTAAATCCATATAAAATAGCTTAGCGTATTTTTCATATTCCTTTGTTTTACTTAATTCTAAAAACTCCACTGTAATATTTATAAAAGGGTTAGATACTTTCTTAATATACTCTTTTGCAAGTTCTCTTAAATCTTCTAAATCCTTACACCCTGTAAACTCTACTTTTCTAGTTATGGGATAAGGAAGAATGTTTGCAACCCCTCCTTCAGCTTCTATGTATCTTTCTTGAAGAACTAGGTTATTATCTCCAACAGGATATATTCTTGTAGCAAATTCACTTGTATCTACAATAGCCTTTAGTCCCCTTATGTTTTTACCATATCTTACTGTAGTGCCTTTAGCTTCACCACGCTTTTCTAATATTTGAATCTTAAAGTTGTCCCTTATTAACTCTCCGCCGTAAATTTCAATTAGATTAAAAAGTCCTTCTAAAGCATTTGTATTCCTCATTTTAATAGGATAAATATTTCTCTCCGGTGCCGTAAAATCAAATATAACCTGTGCTTCTGGTGGAATAGTTCCCTCTACTGCTTCTTTCATATTTGCATTAACTAAATTAACTGCTTCTATAAAATAAAAGGCAAGGTCATAGAAAATATGCCTCGCCCATACCTTTATTCTTCTTGTAGTTTCTTGCTGCCGTTCAACCTTATATATTCTAAAAAACTGGCCACTTGCCTTTATTACGTTAAACTCAACAAGATAATTTGCTTTTCTTGAGTCTGCTGGATATTCAATATATAGACTATACTCTCCATTTAATTCTTCTGTTATTTCTGCCTTTATACATTCATCTAGAACTCCTAATCCATTGTTGTTAAAATCATCTTTATTAGTTTTTCTATCATAAATCGTAATCATTATATCCACCGCCAATTAGGTAGGATTTCTATCTTCTCTACATTCCCTATCCACTGTATTAAGTTTTGGCCAGTTTTTAGTATTGGGAAGTTTCCATTCATCTTGGAATTTAAATTGTTAAAAGCATCATCGTAAGAATCTTCTATTTCAGAGTTTATAATTATTTTTCCACTTATATCTGTTAGTTCTATATGGTTAGTATTTATAACAAGTCCTATATCACCTGATCCATACACCGAGATTACTGGTAAACTTTCAATAGTACCTGGGTTATTAATGTTAGTTCCACTTTCAGTTATGGTTAAAGGTATATTTTGCATAGCATATTTAAACGGCCTACAATTAAAGATAATAGGAAACTTTGAAGTGTATTTAAAGATTTGAGTAAAATCAATAGCATTTACTACTTGTGCTATGTATTTTCTATCAGGCTGAAAGCTAAATATTAAATCACTCTCTCCAGTATTAAATAACCATGCCTTTATTTCATCTACTTTCTGCATTAGATTTTCTTTTGATTTTAGACCACACTCTACCATAATAGTTATATCTTCATAGGTATTTTCGTCATACCTAACACTTGAGCTTTTTCCCGGAATATCAATATATGTTACTCTTCTTTTAGGAGATGATATGGTGGGCCTTTTAGTTATAACAATTCCATAATCAATACAGCTGTCCTTTTCTCCAAAACTAAAACTTAACATTAGGCACCACCCCTTCCTAAACTAATTCTTTGTCTATAAAATTCTAACTCGTATGCAAGCTGTTCTATATCTTTGTCAGTACTGTTATTAAAGTTCTCGATGTGAACAGTTAGGCCTGTATTGCCTCCATCACCTTTTCCTTGTCCGTTAATCATATCCATAGATTTTTCATTACTAAAAACTTTTGATCCTTTTGGTAGGTCAACTAGTTCTGGTCCTTTTTCTCCTACCCAAGTTAAACCTCCTCGCCAATAATCTGTTCCCTGTGCATTTTTACCTATGTTAGCTATCTTCTCACCTATGGTTTCAAATACCTGCTTTACTCTTTGAGTAAATGTAGCTTCCTTATTTTCTACCTTCTGATTATTCCAATCCTTAATCTTATTAATAGCATTTTCTATTCCACCTTTTATTTTTTCAAAGGCTCCTTTAACTTTCTCAGCCATATCCGAGAATTTTCCACCTGTAATAGTGTCCATTACATTTAAGCCTGCATCCCAAATAGATTTATAGGCTTCAATATAAGTTCCTATAATGCCTTTAATTCCTCCACCATGCTCATCAATTTTACCTTTTATAAATTCCCAAGCATTAGATGTGTTTGTCTTTATGTTTTCCCAGGTTTCAGAAGTCTTTGATCTAACATTTTCCCAACCTTGAGACACACCTTCTTTAATCCCAGTTAAAGTTTCAATAGTCTTTGTATTTAAATTCTCCCATTTATCTGACACCGTAGTCTTTACATTCTCCCAAGCTTCAGCTGTGTTTTCTTTTATATTATTCCATTTTTCTTCTATACCTTCTTTTAATTCTCCAGCTTTTTCTTTTATGGTGTCCCAATTCATGTAAAGGGTAACGCCTATAGCAATAATAGCTGTAATTGCTGCAATCGCTATCCCAATTGGTCCAGTAAGTAATGCCATAGCACCTCCTGCACCAGCTACTGCTGTTGATATTGTACTAAATGCAGTTATTGCACTTCCTACAAAGGTTATTAACTTTCCAATAATTAAAATTGCTGGACCTATTGCAGCTACAAGTAAACCTATCTTAACTATAGTTTCTTGCTGTGCTGGACTTAAGGAGTTTAATTTATCAACAAAACCTTGAATGATTTCTATAATATTTGCTATAGAAGGCTTTAATACATCATAAATTTTAAGGGCCAGTTCTTCTAATGCAGATGATAATGCTATTAATGAACCTTTATTATTATCCTGCATTGTCTGTGCTACTTCATCTAAAGCCCCATTAGAATCCTTTAAGCTTAAAGTTAATTTATCATAGCTATCATCTAAACCATTTAATAAAGCATTTAAATCCTTAACATGTTCTTTTCCACCTATCATTGAAAGATATGTATTTCTTTGTTCTTCTGTCATACCTTTTAATTTATCCTTTAGTTCGAATAGGACATTTTCGAGCCCTTTAAAATTTCCTTCGCTATCGAATGCACTAAAAGATAATTCCTCTAAGGCTTTTTTTGCTCTTCCGGTAGGTGCTGTAAGATTTGTCATTACAGCATTAAGTGCTGTACCTGCTTCACTCCCCTTAATTCCAGCATTGGCTAGAAACCCTAGTGCAAGAGCAGATTCATTTAGAGGAACACCAAGTCCCCTTAAAGTTCCACCTACTTTTAGATATGCTTCCGCCATCTGATCTATATCTGTGTTTGAATTTCTTGCTGTTTGTGCAACTATATCAAGATAACCTGGCAGGTCTTTTGTGGTTATTCCCATGGCGGACATAGAGTCTGTAACTAAACTACTTGCCTTTGCAAGATCTATATTTCCTGCTTCAGATAGACGAAGAACTGGCATTAAGGCATCCATTGAAGTTTTAGAGTCCCACCCAGCAAGGGCCATATACCCTAGGGCATCAGCAGCATCCTGTGCACTCTTTGATGTACTTGCCCCTGCATCCCTTGCAGCTTTCTCGAGTAAAACCATCTCTTCACTTGTTGCACCTGACATAGCTTTTACTTTAGACATACTAGCTTCAAAGTCCATCCCAAGTTTTACTGCAGCAGTTCCAATTCCAACAATCGGCAAGGTAATAGTTTTAGTTAAGTCCTTACCTACCTTTTCCATACTTTTTCCAATATCCTGCATCTTTTTACCGATTGGTTCTAAGGCTTGACCTAGACTATACCAACTACTGGATTGAACTTGTATTTCCCTATTTGTATTGGTTAGATCCTGTGTCATAGTGGATAACTGTGCTCTTGCATTATTTAGTCTTATCTCTAGCTCCTGAGTAGCCTTTGCATCTGCACCTTTGGACTCAACTGATTTTTGGTGAGCTGCTTCTAGGGCTTCAACCCTTTGTCTTTGAATTTCGGCTTGCTTAGTTAGATTATCAGATTTTAATCTTAATCCTTCTAATCCTTTTCCATGTTCTCCAG